GGGCCGGACGGCGCTTATAGGCTTTTCTGGCTGATATTCCTGCATCATTGTATATTTTATAGGCTGTGAGGTTATTTGCCTTACAATAGGCCTCCAGGGCCGTTATCTGGTTATCTACGGACATGCCGTGCAAGCGTTGCTCTTGTGTACTAACTTAGGACACGAACATACAAAGCTGCTCGTTTCATTTTTTATCACCTTCCTTCTCTTGTTGTGCGATCATGAAATTCATGTAATTAATTAGGTGTTGTATATTTCTCGCATTTGCCTTCGTGGCGAAATCATTTACCCCAGCAAATAAATCATAGTGGTTTTTGTCTACAGTTATAACAAAGGGGCTTTCCATCTCATACTTATCTACATCATATCCCATTAACCACAATGGATTCACTCCCAGAACCTCACCCATCTTTCCACTAGAAATATTGCTAGGTTTATAGGTCCCGTGCCTATACTGGCTGATAGAGGCCTTGTTGACTCCGCTCTTTTTTGATAACTCCTGGGCAGTCATATTGGCCTCGTTTAAGGCTTCGTTTAATCTGTCTGCTGTTAATTTATGCTTCATCATTACCACCTCCTGGAATTATATTATACCATATTATCAACAAAAATGTTTAACAAAAATAAACTTGCATATTGACAACATGTTTAAGCCATGCTAAACTATGGTTGTTAAGGCAAACTTAACAGAGCAACTGAAAGCTCTATAAAAAATACAATGGGCATATAATTGGTGGCGTCAGAACAGCCCGTACCACAAGGGGATTAGAGGGTAACACGAACTTCCCCGGTTCGCCCAGTTGCCCTCATTTCACACGGATCGGAGGTGAAAAATCAATGTGTGAATACAAATACAGGAAGCTAATTGGAAGGATTGTCGAGGTTTACGGTACCAGAAAAGCATTTGCCAATGTTATCGGTATTTCTGAGAACTCTCTTTCCTTGAAGCTAAATGGAAAGACTGGGTTTAGCCAGGAAGATATTAATAAGTGGTCTAAGCTGCTTAACATCTCCCCGGCCGAATATGGGTCTTTTTATTTTGAGTAAGTAGTTTAGGAAACCTAAACAATGGAGGTGAGTTATGAAAAGAATCCCAGTGAACGAGCAGGAAACAACTATCCAGTTCAATCGAGATGAATCTACTGTCAATATTTGGACATCAGACTCCACGGTCATGACCAAGCTGGATAAACTTGCCAACGATTCAGAAAGCCCGTGGGAGTGTGTAGCGACTGAAGTGGATGAAATCGGTTGGGTTGTCTGCCGAGAATACCGATGCCCTAAAAACCTGATTTCTTTCCGCTCAGGCAAGAGAAAACCCAAAAACCCAGATTCTAATCATTCAGAGGATAACTAATACCTTTGAATGATGAAATGGTCGAGAATCCCACACTGGACGCACTCCACGGAGCAAGAATCGCAAAGGAGAGTAATATGGGCGAAAAGATTCTAACTATTCTCCTGGAACTCTGGGCCGAACAAAATGGCTTGGAGATCCAGGAGCTGATTATTACAGAAAGAGAGGAAGCATCATGATTTGGATTGTATTACCTATGCTGACCATGTTGATCGGCTTTTTGATGGGGGTTGTTGTTATGGATTCCCTCGACGAAAACAAAAGGTATAAGGAACTCGAAATAGAAATCAAGAGGATAAAGAGGAGGATAGAAGGATGAAATGTGAAGTTGCCCAGGTCAATGGGAAAGTATACCTGACATTTGAGGACCCGAAACTATTATCAGTGGTCATGAGCGACATGGAGGATCTTGTAAAGTCAACCGCCTATGCCGGCAATTATGAATCCACTCAGGAATACATTGACATGCTGTTAAAGCTGAGAAAAGCAAAAAAAGAAATGGAGGAAGAGAAATGAGTTTAGGAAAAAAGAATAAATCGAACCAAAGAGTCAGGGAAGCCTTGAAGGAAGCAGACCTTTTTCAGTGGGAATTAGCTATTCTCATGGGAGTATCTGAAGCCACTCTACAGAAAAGGCTAAGAGTCGAGATGCCAAAGGCAGAACAGGATAAGATCATCGATCTGATCAGGAACCACACAAAAAAAGAGGAGTTGATGAAATGACATTATACAATCTTACAGTACAATTTCAGACCATCTTAGAGATGGCAGAAGACACCGAACTTGACCCTCAGCTGATCGCCGACACTCTGGAAGGTGTTGAGGGTGAGATTGAGGTAAAACTGGACTCTTATGGAATCGTCATGAATGAACTGCAAATGGATGTCGCAAAGATTGATCAGGAGATTAAGCGACTGACAGAAAAGAAAAAGCAGATCAACAACAACATCGACCGCATGAAAGCAGCGGTTATGAATACCATGACCCTCATGGGGACAAGGAAGGTAAAAGGCGATAATTTCACCTGGAGCATTCAGAAGAACGGGGGCAAGGCTCCATTGATCATTGATGAGGACATGCCTGCCATTTCTCTTCCAGAAGAATATCAGCTCTGGGATGTTAAACCAAACAAGGAAGTAATCAGACAGGATCTGGAAGCAGGGAAAGAGTTGCCCTATGCACGTCTGGGTGAGCGTGGGGAATCATTAAGATTGAAATAGGAGGTAAACATGGAAGAAAAGTTAAGAAACCAATTACATGAAATCTTGGATATAGTCATTCAGACCAATGGGTTCAACCAACGGCGGAGAATAAAAACCGGCACTCTCCCAACTGTTTTTTTTAATTATTCTGGACATGTAAATAGCTTATCTATTGATTTACATGCAGATGGCTGGGAAATCTCACAGAGTCCCACAAAAACCTGGGATTTATCACTCGACAAGCCGATTCCGGACAATGTCATTAATACTATCCGACGTGAAATGGAAGCAGCTCTAAGCGATAAAAAAGAATCTGATGTTTTGCGTCGTGATATTCACACTTACGAGAAAGAATTAATCCAAAAGAAAAAGCATCTAAGCGAAATGAGAAAAGAATTAAAAAAGATGGAAAGGGAGGGAAAATAACGGTGGCAAAACTAATTGGAATCTATGGAGAACCGGCAACGGGAAAAAGTACATCCCTCCGGAATCTTCCACCAGAAGAAACCCTTTACATTGATGCTGACATGAAGGGCCTCAATTGGAAGGGATGGAAAAAAGAATATAACGGTGACAATAAGAACTACTTGAAAACTAACTACCCACAGTTGGCGATTAAGTACCTTCAATTGGCAGAAAAAGGTACTTACAAGTATGTGGTCATCGACACCGTTAATAATTTAATGGTATCAGATGAAATGCGTCGATGCAAGGAAAAAGGATACGATAAGTGGATGGATTTAGCCTCCTGCATCTGGGAACTGGTGGATCTGCCGGGAAGTCTCCGGGATGATCTGACCGTGATCCTGTTGTTCCACTCTCAGACGGACTACACCGAGGACGGTTATCGGTTCACGAAGATTAAAACCAACGGGCGCAAGACCGAAAAGAACAACATTGATTCTAAGTTCAACTGGTTGCTCAGGACAGTAAAGCAGGATGATGGAAAATACTACTTTGAAACCACCGCACACAATTCCACTACACGCACACCATTAGACGCATTTGAGGATGACTATATCCCCAACGATATTATGAAAGTTATTGAAATTATGGAGGAATACTAACTATGGCAATTAAAAGATTCAACGACTATGAAAAAACACAGGCTTATGGAGATTACCAGCAGCTGCCCAAAGGCGCATACGTTCTGAAGGTGCTGGGAGTGGATTTGAACGAAAACTCTGTCGGCCAGTATATCACGCTCCACTGTGATGTAAACGAGGGCGAATTCAAGGATTTCTTCACAAAAGACTACAAGGCCCAGCAGTCAGAGGATAAAAAATGGCATTGCAATTTCTTCATCAATGTGCCGAATGATGACGGATCAGAAAAGGACGGATGGACAAAGCGCCGGTTTAAGACCATCATGGAGGCTTTTGAGGAATCCAATGAGGGTTATCATTTTGACTGGGATGAACAGGAATTAAAAGGCAAGACCATCGGCGGTCTGTTTAACATCCGAGAGTATGAAAAGAGAGATGGTTCTGTCGGATCTGCAACAAACCTGGCACAGCTCTGCAAGGTTAGCAGTGTAAGGAACGAAACATATAAAATCCCGGATGATAAGAGACTGCAGCGGAAACCGGCACCAGCGACAGATGAAGACGGATTCATGAAGATTCCTGACGGAGTAGATGAGGAACTCCCATTCAACTAATTATGGATATATTTGATCAAAAAAAGGTTCTGGAGTCTATGGTCATTTACATAGATTCCAGAGAACAACCAA